AGATTGTTTTGGAAAAAGCACAGAAAGTTATTAATGAGGGTGATTTTGAATCTTATGATCAACTTGAAGAATTATTAAGATATGCCTTGCAAGTTGGGATTAAGGAAACAAATGGCTTTGAGGTTTTCAATGATTTGGTTGGTGTATTGGATGAGGATTATAGACACCCCATACCAATGGGTGTGAAGGGCATAGACGTTCTCTTAAAGGGGGGTTTAGCCAAGGGTGAGGTTGGTATTATATTTGCAGGCCCAGGTATTGGCAAATCAACTCTATTGACCTTGGTTGCAAATACTGCATTCAATAATAACTATAATGTTTTGCATATATTCTTTGAGGATAATCCCAAGATTATACAAAGAAAGCATTTGACTCTTTGGACTAAAATATCCCCAGATGAACTGCCTAATAACAAAGAAATAGTATTAGAAACTGTTAATAATATAAAAGAAACTCATACTAATAAATTAATTCTAAAAAAACTACCATCTGATACCTTAACAATGAATCAGATTAAGAATCAAATTAGGAAGGTTATTGCTGATGGTATTAAACTTGATTTGGTTGTTTTGGATTATATTGATTGTGTTGTACCTGATAGACAAGGAAATGATGAGTGGAAAAATGAGGGATCAGTTATACGCCATTTTGAGGCAATGTGTCACGAGTTAAATATTGCTGGATGGCTTGGTACGCAAGGAAATCGCTGTGTTTCATTAGATACTATTGTGGATATTGAGAATAAAGGATTGGTTCAAATAAAGGATGTTATAGTTGGGGATAATATTCTAACACATAAAGGATATAAAGCAATTAGTTATGTGTTTCCTATTGAGAAACAACCTGTTTATAAAATTAAGACAAAAAGTGGAAAGGAAATAAAAGTGTCAGCAAAACACAAATTTCCAACATTAGGTGGGGGTTTATTATCCATTGATAGTGGTTTGTCTGTTGGTGATACACTTTTTGTTAAAAACACTAATATAATTTTAGATGAAATTGAATCAATTGAATTGGTAGGTGAAGAGGATACAATTGACATTACTGTTGATGATACTCATATGTTTTATGCCAATGATATTTACACGCACAACTCATCTATATCTGCAAATGTGGTGACAAATGACCAGATGGGGGGTTCAATAAAGAAGGCACAAGTTGGACATGTTATTATTAGTATAGCAAAAAGTCTTCAGCAAAAGGAGATGAATTTGGCCACAGTTGCCATTACCAAATCAAGGATTGGAAAAGATGGTATAGTATTTGAGAATTGCAAGTTTGATAATGAAATGCTTGAAATTGATACAGATACAACAGCAACATTCCTTGGATTTGAAGAACAACAAGTTGAACGTAAGAAAGAAAGGATTAAGGAGTTATTGGTTAAGAAAAATAGCAATGATAATTTTTTATAAAAATTTGATTTTATAATTAAAATTGAATACTTTTATTTTATGGTTTTATATTTATCTTAACCAAATAAAAAAAGGAATATGAAGAACATTTTTGAAAAGAGGGTAAATATTTTGCCTTATGAATATCCATCATTATTAGCATATAAAGATGCAATAAGACATTCATACTGGATACATTCTGAATTCAATTTCACAACAGATATTGATGATTATAAGACAAAAATATCAAATGAGGAGAGGGAAGTTATTAAGAGGTCAATGTTGGCAATTGCACAAATTGAGGTGAATGTTAAAACATTCTGGGCTGACTTGTATAAGAGAATGCCCATAACTGAAATTGGCGACGTTGGTATGACATTTGCCGAGTGTCATGGTGAGGGAACTGAAATACTAACACCAAAAGGCTGGGTTAACTTTAAAGATATTGATATTAATACAGAAGTTATTCAATATGATTTAGAAACCAATACAATGACATCTGTTTTACCAAGTAATGTTATAAATGAACCTTACAAGGGAAAAATGCACAGGATTGAGAACCAAACTTATAGTGCATTACTTACCCCCAACCATAACATTTACTACAAAACTAGGAGTGGTAATATTATAAAAAGGGCTATTAAAGATATTAATGCTTTTAGTAGTGATATGAAACTACCTTTTTCTGGTAAATTTGTTAATGAGGGGGTTGATGAGTTAACAACCATTGAAAGATTGAGAATTGCCATTCAAGCTGATGGGTCCGCTAAATTTTGGGATAAAAATGGTGAGAAGGTTAGAAGGGGTTCAGATTCAAATAGTCATACATATGAAATTGCAGTTAAAAAAGAAAGGAAAAAAATTAGGCTTAAAAACCTTATTGTAGAGTCTGGATTAACTTATAGAGAATATAATATTTCAAGACCGGATTATGTACAATATGATATTGATTTTCCAATTGATTATGATTTAAAACAATTTGATTGGGTTGATTTATCTGATAAGTCTGAAAAGTGGTGTAATTCTTTTATTGAAGAATTGATTGAATGGGATGGTACTAAACTAGAAGGAAAGTGGAATGCTAAAAATTGTCTTTTTAAGTATTCTACCACCAATAAATCATGTGCGGATAAGGTTCAATCAATAGGTTTTTTAGCTGGATATAGAACTAATTTGAATACTTCAACAGATAATAGGAAAGATTCTTATAAAGATGTACACACTGTAAGTTTTGTAAATACTAACACCTTTTCTTCTATAACTGATAAACCAACTATTGAGGATTATGATGGTAATATTTATTGTGTCACAGTTCCAACTGGATGTATTGTAACTAGATATAACAATAAAGTTTTAATTTCAGGAAATTCGGAAGTAAGACATAAAGATGCTTATGCACAATTATTAAGAATTCTTGGGTTGGAAAATGAGTTTCAGACAGTTATTGAAATTCCTGCCATAAAGAATAGAATTAGTTATCTATCAAAATATTTGGATGGGACAAGGAGCAAAGAGAATAAAATGTACACAAAGTCTGTATTATTATTTTCATTGTTTATTGAACATGTGAGTTTATTTAGCCAGTTCTTGATTATGATGTCCTTTAACAAGGAGAAGAATTTATTCAAGGGTATTTCAAATGTGGTTGAGGCAACTTCAAAGGAAGAAGAAATTCACGGTAATTTTGGATCAGAACTTATCAATATTATTAAGGAAGAAAATCCAGAATGGTTTGATGACGAATTTGAGCAACTGATTGTTTCTGCTTGCCATAAAGCATATGCTGCTGAATGTGGAATATTGGATTGGATATTTGAGCATGGAGAGTTAAGTTTCTTATCAAAAGATACAATTAAACATTTCATTCAAAATAGATTTAACAATTCATTAAATAGAATTGGAATGAAGCCAGTATTTGAGGTTGATTTTACAGAGATTGAGAAGACATTATGGTTTGATGTGGAGATTTTATCAACAAAGGAGGGGGATTTCTTTTATAAAAAAAGTACGGATTACAATAAAAAAAGTAAGAGCATAACAGAAGATGATTTGTTTTAAATGGTATCTTTTTTGGGTGTAAAAATTTATGTTATTGGTGCATATAAACTATAAAATTATAAAATTTATATGAATTGGGAAATCATATATAAAAACTTAATAGGTAAAGCAATCCTAGAAAAAAGAAGTAGGAGTACTGAAATATATTATGAAAATCATCATATTATACCAAAACATATGGGTGGGGATAATTCAGAAAATAATTTAGTACTCCTAACATTTAGAGAACATATATTGGCACACTACATATTGTGGAGGATTTATGGACGTGAAGGTGATAAATTAATGTATTCTATTAGAAGTAATCAAACAGAAGAGTCGCAAAGATTAAGAGTTAAATTAGCAGTTGAAGCAAATAGAAATACAGGTAAAGGTTTTCAAAATTGGGTTGGAGATAAACACCCAATGAGAGATTCAAAAAAAGTTCAGAAAATGATTGAAACAAAAAGGGAAAAATACAATGGGCATATAATATCTAATGATGCAATGAAACAATGGTACAATTCAGTTAAAAATCATCTACAAGAAATGTCAAAAGACCCTAATATACAAGAAAAAAGGTCTAAAACCATTAAAGAAATTAATGCAACTTTAACACCAGAAGAATTTGCACTAAAATATAATAATGCAGGTGAAAATAATGGAACTTATGGTTGGATTAAAGGGTATTATGAAGTAATTGATCCTGATGGTAATATTACAAAATATGAAAATCAAGAAGAAATTATAAAGCAATTAAGGTTATCCCAATCTTTTTTAATTAGAAATAGAAACAAAGGAGTGTGTTATACAACACCAAAGAAAAACGCAGGTAAATGGAATGGATGGACGTTTAATTATTTTAAATTACCATGCCCAACTACTGGAAGGGTGCAAAAAGAGCATAAAAAACATAAATCAACTAAAAGACAAAAAAAATGAATAAAGAAAAATATTATTGGTTAAATAAGGAGAGTAGAACTTTCTTATCAAGGGGGTATATAAATGAGACCCCAGAGCAAAGGATTAAAGATATTGCTAATAAAGCAGAGGAGTATTTAAAAATTGATGGTTTTGCTGTTAAGTTTGAGGAATATATGGCAAGGGGTTTTTATAGCCTTTCTACACCAGTATGGATTAATTTTGGCAAAGAGAAGGGTTTACCCATATCTTGTTATGGATCCAATATTGATGACACATTAGATAGCATTTTAAATGCTGGAAGAGAAATTGGGATGATGTCAAAATATGGTGGTGGCACAAGTGCTTATTTAGGTAATATTAGAGCAAGGGGTGGCAAGATTTCAACAGGGGGGACAGCAGATGGACCAGTTCATTATGCAAGGGTGTATGACACAGTTGTTGATGTATGCAAACAATCAGAGGCAAGAAGGGGTGCATGTGCAGTTTGGTTGCCAGTTGAACATAAGGATATTATGGAGTTTCTTGATATTGGAACAGAAGGTAATCCAATCCAGAATTTACAATATGGTGTTACTGTTACAGATAATTGGATTAATGATATGAAGGGGGGTGACCCAAGCAAGAGAAAGATATGGGCAAAGATTATTCAAAGACGTAATGAGTTTGGGTTTCCATATATTATGTTCAAGGATAATTCAAATAATAATACCCCCTACAAAGATTTGGGTATGGAGATAACAGCAAGTAACTTGTGCTCCGAAATTCAATTGCCGACAGATTCATTAAATTCATTTGTTTGTTGTTTGGGTTCATTGAATTTACTTCATTGGGATGAGATAATTGAGACTGATGCAATTGAGGTTTATACTATGTTCTTAAATGCAGTTATGGATGAATTTATATTGAAGTCAGGTAAAATGGCTGGTATGAAAAGAGCTAATAGATTTGCATCACAGCATAGAGCAATTGGCTTGGGTGTTTTGGGTTATCATTCATTATTCCAATCAAAATTAATTCAATTTGAATCTTTGATGGCGAAGCAATTAAATCATCAAATATTTAAAACAATTAAAGAAAAATCTGAATTGGCTTCAAAATATTTATATGAAGAGAAGGGATATGAATGTTTAAGAGAAGGTTATGCCAACACAACATTAATTGCTATTGCCCCAACCAAGTCAAGTTCATTTATTCTAGGACAAGTAAGTATGGGGATTGAGCCAATAAAATCAAATTATTTTATTAAAGATTTGGCAAAATCAAAAACAATTTATAAGAATCCATTTTTGGAAATTGAATTGGATAAGTATGGTTTAAATACACCAGAAACCTGGGAGAGTATTTTGAAGAAAGATGGATCGGTTCAGCATTTGGATTTCCCCACAAAAGAGGTATTTAAATCATTTATTGAAATATCACCAAAAGAATTAATATTACAAGCAGCACAGAGGCAAAAATTCATTGACCAATCACAATCATTAAATTTGATGATACACCCATCAGTTCCAGCAAAGGATATTAATCAATTATATCTATATGCACATGAAGAGGGGGTTAAGACCTTGTATTATCAGTTTAGCCAGAGTTCAGCACAATCATTTGCAAGAAATATTAATGAGTGTGTGAGTTGTGAATCTTAGATTTTAT